TGGAATAATTGTGCATGGGCCTCGCGTTGGTCACGAGGCCGCATTTCACGGTAAAAGAGGAATTGGGAGGGACATTGAAATAAAGGGAATTGGGTTCCTTGTCTGTTTTGAAAACCGTCCCGTTGGAAGACGAGCAATTCGCCGGGAGCGGATAACACCTGACGGAAAAAGCGTCCGTCACGGCGGCCAACCCGGCGGCGTACAGGCGGTTGACCGCTGACGTATCCGTTGCCGCCCCCACAGCCAGCGGGATGTTGACGCCGCCGTTGGCATTGACGGCCCCCGCCGCCGTCAGACCTCCGGCCAGCGTCATGTTGCCGGAGGCGTCCACCTGCGGCATGGCCGCCAGAGCATTAGCCACCGCCGTGGCGGAGTTGGCCGCGCTGGTGGCAGATGTTGCGGCATTATCGGCAGCCCTGGACGCGGTGGCGGCGGACTGGCCAGCCGTCCGCGCCGCAGCCTCGGCGGTCGCGGAGGATTTGCGCACATCCCGCCCCAAGCTGTCCAGTTGCCTAGCGGTGGCCAGCTCCATCCCTCCCAGGGTGATGCCGTTGTCATAGTCCACCACCACGGTCATCAGTGGGGCCATCGTGCCGTTCACGGCGGGCGGGTTGGCCACCTCCGCCACCAGGCCACGCCCAGGGACGGACGGAGTAAGTACGGCGTGCATGCCCAGCGCGTAGGGCGTCATCTCCGTCCCCTCACACACCTGGATAATAATGACATCCCCGCGCGTCAAGGGAACGCCCGGCGTAAATACCCACGTGGCCGTCTGACCGCTGGAAAGGTTGGACACATAGGCGGAGGTGCCAATCAGGCTGTAAGCTCCGTCCACCAGCTTCCAAATCCGCAGGCAATACTGATTCAGGGCGGGATTGTCAAAAAAATACACGGTTGAAATACTCGTCAGGCGGCAGCTGTCGGGCAGATGCCCCGCCAGAATCTCGTCTCCCCACGTGAACGCGTAGCCGCCCACGATGGTCCAGGTGTCGGCGGCGTCTCCGCTGGACAAGGTGGATTGCCCGGTCGCAGGTGTCAGCTCTACTCCTGCCTCATGGAGAGCATCGGGGAGAGCCTCGACGACTGCTCCGGCAATCAGACCGGACCAGTCGGTGATGACATCCTCCGGCGGGACGGCGTCTGCCGGCATGATATCCTGGCGTACTCTTACCCTGATCAGCGACGAGGTGCGCTGGGATCCGTCGCCGGCAATGAGAACCACCTCGCCGAGCAGGTCGATGCTCTCATCGCTGCCCATGGCCGCAATCAACTGGGTCGTGTTAACCGACATGGAGCCGACATACGCCGGACCCAGAGCGTCGTCTACCGGCTCCAGGTTGGTAGCGGCCAGGACCAGGGTATCATCACTCAGGGTGGATTTGATGGCCAGCGCCGGGCGCACGCCGGCAGGGGTGACCGGGACACCGTCATCCAGCAGGGTGATGCGCAGGGGCAGCTTGTCGCCGCGCACCAGGGACAAGTCGGTGACCGGGATGCCGCCGGGAAACATGACGGCCATGGTGGCCAGATCAATCAGCAGTTGCATAGCAGGTATCAGTGATTAGGCGTAGAGATGCTTCCCTGCGGCGGTCATTCCTCCGCAGGGAAGAATGTGATTATGCTCCAGCGTAGTCCTCGTCAGGCGTCAGCTTGCAGAGCGGGTTGTAGATGACGCTGAGCTCGAATTCGGCCAGGGACGGGTCGGAGGCAGCCTTGGCCGGGTTGACCAGACGCAGGCGTCCCTGCATGCAGGCGCTCATGATTCTGGCTCCGTCGCGGTAGGCGTCCGTCCACTCGGTATAGACATAGACGTCGATCTGCGGCGAGCCGGCCCCAAAGACGACCTGCTCCGTACCCCAGTCCTCGCTCAACCCAAAGGAGAGCTGGAGGAATTCCGGGGTGATGTAGTTGGAGGAGAACAGGAATTTGCGCTTGGTAGTCAGCTGCAGCTCCTCGGTTTCGTAAGTGCCGCCATCGTTGGTGCCCTCAATCTCTCCCGTCTTGGTTTCAATCTGAGGGTTGCTGGTGCGTATCCTGCCCATATAGAGCCAGGGGCCGGGGGCTTCCGCAGTCGGGGGGACGGGCAGCCAGTCTGCGGACACGGTCTTGGACGGTTCGCCGCTGGAGATGACGGCCCCGAATTTGGCGATGCTGACCTTGGAGCCGATGATCAGGCCGGGTATGATCAATCTAGACATATTAGTTAATAGATAATAGTTAATGGTTAATAGTGATTACACGCCGATGCGGACGGCCAGCCTGGCCTCCTCCAGAGCTCTGGCCTGGGAGGCTGTCACTCTGGCGGTAGCGCCGGCACGTCCGTAAGCGCCGTTGATGAGCGTGCCCGTCTTGGTCACGCGGACTAACACCAGCGGATCCTCCTGGGCGGTAGCCTGCGGAGTCGTGCCGGTCGTATCGGTATTGTTGGTTGTGCTTGTCTTAGCCATTGTTGTGTGTTGTAGGTGAGGATGGGGAAAAATTAAAAATTGACGGGAGCGTAGAGGATGACGGCCCGGCCCCGGAAGCCGGTCAGCCTGCTTTTAGTCATGTCGTAGTCCTCGACGGAGGCTACGGAGGGAGTGTCGTAGCAGACGCGGTCGACAACCGGATCCCAAAGGCGGACGGCATGCAAAGTCCGCCCCACCATGCCGGACAGGCAACGGAGGGGAGGAACGCCGCCCGGCATTCCGGCATCCCGCGCAAAACAGCTCACGGCCAGCACGGCGTGCATGCGCACCATCGGAGCATTGACGCCCATCTCTAAGAGAGGGACGTAGCCTGCCGGAGTGACGGCGACGCTGCCGGGCCTGCCCATGGCCGCGCGGTTGATGGCGTCGATCTGCTCCTGCTCGTCCCACACGGTAGGGCACACCATCGGAGCCAGGACGTCGTCCTGCTGCAGGTGGGCGATGAGATGCTCGGCGAGTTTGTAGTCTTTATCCATTGTATGGGGATTAGTGAGTTAAGAGTGGAGAGTGGAGTTGCCGTCGGCCTGGGCCAGGAGGCGGTTGAGCACCAGCGTGGCGGCGCGCACGGCATAATCGCGCATCTGATCGCGGGAGGGCATCACCTCCGGATGGGCCGGGATGGTGGCGGACTTGACCAGGGCTCCCAGCGGGGTGACGTCCTGGTAATGGCCGTCCCTGTTGCGACGCTTGCGCTGCCTGACGCGGGCCAGGATGGCGTTGCCGGTATCGACGTCGCCCAGAACCATGACCTCCTCCTCCGGGAGGTGGAGGCTGGCCAGGGAGCGCCGGCGCAGGGGAGAATCCTTAAACGGGATGAGCAGGCTCCTGATGGGGCGGCCGGTCACCTCCGATTTGCGGCCGGTGGGGCGGACAGTGCCTCCCAGCCATTGCAGGCGCACGCCTGTGTGGGTGATGTCGATGGTGGCCTTGTTGTCCCGGATGACGGGAGGATTGATGCTCTGCTTGGCCTTACCCCAGAATCCCTGGGACTGGGTGCGGTCGATCATGGCCTGAAAGCTGTCCCTCACCGCCTGGCGGGCGGCCCTGGCCACGTCGGCCACCATCTCCGCGCGGATGGCGGGAGCCAGAGGGAGCCGTTGGAGGCCAATCACATCGACGTGTAACCTGATCATGAGTTGACAAGGGTTGAGGGTTGGGGCATAAGGGGGACATGAGCGGAATGGACGGCAAGATCGGCAAGCGCGAGATGGCGCTGTGGCTGCAGTACCTGCGCGCTCCCGGCCGATCTGGAGAGCAGGATTCTCCCGCACCGCGCAAGCTGCGATGGACAGAGCTGACGCAGTATCAGCGCCGGGCTGTTGAGCGCGGCGAGCATGTGCCCTGCTGGTGCGGTACGGACCGGCCGGCTAATGGTCATGGCAACGGCCGCCAGAACCGGCGCAAGTGCCGCAAGGGCTGATCTGTTATTACTGCTCGCTGACATAGACGTAAGTGGGTGTGCCGTCCCTCCCCCGGACGATTTTGTTGACCTGGTGGCGCGCGGCCTGCAGGAACAAGACTTCCGACTCATTGGTGTGGGGATGTTTGTCGGTCTTGTTGACAAGACGCCTTTGCTCCTGGAGGGCGCGGACGACGGCGTCGATGCGGTGGCCGGACCGGTAGTCCTCGTTGACCAGGATGACCCGCTCGTTGCCCGGTTTGCCGCTGCCGGCAAACCGCTGCGCCGTCTCCTCCGCGCGCGACCAGCTGTCCACCATCTTGGTGGGGAGCGCCTGGTAGCCGTCGCGCCTGATGCGGGACAGGAACCTGTCAACATCATTGGGGGGGATCGACATGCCGCGATAGAGCGTGCCGCTCTCCTTGACGTCGGTGGGCTGGATCCGGGTGACCGCGTTGTACAGGGCGTCCCACTCTTCCTGGGTGGCATAGCCCTGGACGCCTCGCTGCGCCCGGTCAAACTGGCGCTGATCCTCAACGAATTTAACCATCGCTCTGGCCTGGGTGTCCGGGATGACGGGAGGACGCTGCCCGCAGATAACCTTGCCCGCCTCGCTCCAATGCACCGGACGGGTGCCGTTGGGGTCGGTGTAGTAGACGCGGTCTCCTTCCACCTCCACGCAGTCTTCCAGCGCATTGACAAATGCCTGCTGCAGGTCGCCGTCCATCCTGGCAATGGACGCCTCCAGGCTGGCGTTGAGCGACTCGCCGTCAGCTCCCTCAATCGTTGCCTCCGGAATCGTGAGGCCGTGGCGTCGAGCTTCCTCGTAGTCGACCGGATCCACCCCCATGCCGCTGTTAAAATCAAAGGGAGGGTAATCCAGATCAAACCGGCTGAGCTTGCGCCAGATGGGCGAGGTCAGCAGCGCGATATGGGAGCCGTCGGTAGCCACGCCCTCGTAGTTGACGGCGGCCGCCGCCTCCCTCCAGCGGGCATCCCAGTCCCTGGGCTGGCGGCTGTAGCGGATACGCACCAGGCGCTGGGCGGGATAGGCCAGCGACCCCAGCATGGAGTCCCGGTAGGCCCGTTCCCGGACCATGGCGACGTTGGTGTCCAGGATGAGACGCTGGCGGGCGTCGGAGTTGAGGTCCTGGATAGTACCCTCCGTGCCCGGCTCCGGCTGGTAGCCGGTGGCGCGCAGCATCGCGCGGACCTCGCGCAGAGCGTCCGCCTCGGACAGGTTGCCGTCCACAATCCCCTGGCAGCGGTCGCGGAATCCCTGCACGCGGGCATAGCATCCCTCCCTGGCCGTCCAATAGGAGCGCTCCCGGATGTCCGGATCCACGCCGTCCCAGTCCGCCGACGACATGCCGGCAGCAGGAACCGTGATTTTGGCTCGCATGTAATCCGAGGGAGAGGGCATTGCTGAGTGGGAAGGGCTGAGTTACTGTTACCTCCCCCGCCGGGGGGAAGGAAATAATCCGGGCGCTCCGGAGCCGTAGGCGGGACGCGGCCCCTGGACATAGGGACGCTTGCCGGGAGGCACGGGCATGCGGCCGTCCGGACCGATCACCCGGTGGGTGCCGGCCCGGACCGCCTCCAGACGCTCGCGGGCGGAAGTCGCGGCCTTGTCGCGGGACTCACTGACTGCCACGGCAAACCGCTTGAGCAGCCGCCAGGCAATCATGTCCAGAGCCTCCGGCCTGAGGGTGCGGGGGATGGTGTCCCTCGTGAGGTCCATCACATTGGCGGGGTTGGCAGCGATAGCCTCGCGCACGGAGGCCGTCACGTCCTGGATGATGCCGTCAACAACAGAACCGTCCGTATCGGCGGCCGTGATGGCATCCAGCTCGGCTTGGTCGATAACCTCCAGGAGCATATCCGCCGTCAAGGTGATCCAGTGATTCATGGCAGGCAACGGTTAATAGTCAGGAGACGGGTTGCTCGTCCGGGGCCTCCGGGGCGGCATCGTCCAGGTGCAGGATCATCTCGACGATGGCGTCGCACATGCCGATGGCCTCGGCCGCCTTGCGCAGGTCGAGCATCTCGTAGGGTTTGGTCCGGGCCAGGATGCCGCTGATCACGCCTCCGGCGATGATGGATGTGATGTGCTGTCTGGGCGACAGGCCGAGCCGCTTGGCGGTCAGGATGGCGAGGGGAGGCTGCTCTCCGGAGACGCTGTCGTCATGGACGTTGGAGGTCAGACCATGCAGGTCATCGTACTCGTGACTGGTCATGTTGGGGCCGGGATCGTCCCCTGCCTCCCCGGAGTCGCTGTCGTCATGGATGTTGGAGGTCAGACCATGCAGGTCATCGTACTCGTGACTGGTCATGTTGGGGCTGGGATCGTCTCCTGCCTCCCCGGAGTCGCTGTCGCCCATGGGGCAGTCAGTGGCGGGCTCTACGGCTGGTTGATTGGCGGGATTGGCTGCAGGCTCCGATGCGGATGCCTCGGCAGCGGTGTCCTCCACGGTCGGCGTGGCCTTGTCCTGATCAGGAGTGGTGGTGTCCATCTCCTGGGCAGGTTTGTTGGTCTTGGTTGATTTCTTGGCTGTCATCTTGATGAAAAATTGAGTGTTAAGAGTGGAGAGTTGAGAGGGAGCATGGAGGCGGGAGCATCACAACTCCCGGCTCTCCACACTCCATCCTGCATCAGGCGATCTGCATGCGCATCATGGCCGAGGGAGCGGCGAACACGACCTTGTGATGGCCGCGCACGCGCAGCCATTCCGTGGAAATGTCTTCATCTCGATAGGTTTCCACCGTGCTGTACATGTCGTCGCCGGCGAGGTTGAGCGTCTTGAGCGCGGATATGTCGTCCAGGGACGGATTGTCGTCGGCGTAAAACAGATAGATGTTGCTGCCCACGATATTGACGTTGTCCACTTCCGCGCCTCCCGTGCCTCCGGGATTGTAGGAGGCAATGGTGCGCATGACCCTGACCGGCGGGATGTCGTCGCCCTGCAGGCCGATGAGCTCCAGCAGCGTCTCCGGCGTGAGGACCTTGCGGCCCATCTCGCCCATCATGGTCTGGACTTCCGTGTTGGCCTGGATGTCCGCCCAGACGTCGCGCGTGGTCAGGATGCGGTTGGGATAGACGCCGTTGTTGACGGCGAATTTGTTGATGAGGCTGGTCAGGATGCTGACCACGGGCTTGGTGCGGTCGCTCCATTTGTTGGCCTCCGTGATGCCGTCCACCGACGTGATGCCGGGGATGACGGAGTTGGCGTAGTCAAACACCTCCTTATTGTGGGAGATGAGCATGCGGCGGGCCAGCGCGCGGGTTTTGGCCTGGCGCAGGCTGGTGCGGTAAACTTCCGCGTCAACCGCTCCGAGCAGCTCGCGGTCGTCAATGCCGATCTTGAGGGCGTGTTCCTCCAGCATCACCGGGACGTCCTCGCCGCGGATGTCGATAGTGCGGGGGGAGTCGTACATGGGCCTGCGGGTGTCCGAGGCGGCAAAAGCGTCCTGGCGCAGATAGCGCTTGTAGGTGGTCAGCAGGCCGGGGGCCTTGACGCCGGGAGCCAGGAAGCGTGCCGGGTCGTGGGTCTGGGTACCGTACCAGCCGATGATGTAGTTGGTCAGCGGCAGGTTGACGGCGTAGGTTGCGGATGTACTCATGCTATGTAGTCGTTAAGAGGTAAGAGTTAATGGTCAGGAATTGTCGGAAGCGGCTTCCGGAGTGGCTGCCGGCCTGGCGACGAGGATGGCGTCATGGAGGCAGCCTCCCTGGCCGCTGGTGTTGGGGGCTACGGATTTGGCCACGACGACCTCGCCGGCCGCGCCGGTGGCCGCCTTGACGGTAGCGTCGGCGCAGGCCACCAGGTCGGTGCCGTCCTCGATGGTGCCGGGAGTGTCGTTGAGGCGGACCTGGACAATGCCCGGATGGCTCATACGGACCAGATCGCCGCCGTTGCCGTCGGCTCCGTCGCGCCCGTCAGGGTTGCTGACAACGCCGTCCGGGATATCCGAGGCGGAGGTCAGCAGAGACATGGTTTTGCCGTCGGCAGATGCCTTGACCAGCTTGCCCTCGCTCTTGTCGGTGCCGATGGCGCCCGACGCCCAGAGACGGCGTTCTACGGGTGTTTGCTTGATAATCATTTTAATTAGAGTTAGGTGTTGAGATTGGAGTTACTTGCGGCGCGCGGAGGCGAATTCCTCCGCTGCCCGTGACCAGGCGCGGTCGTACTCGCCAGGGGTGAGCTGGCGGCCGTGTCTGACGATCTCGGCGTCCACGGCCTGGCGGCAGTGGGTCACCAGGTCGATGTCGGATTGCGGCACCTTGACGGCCTTGCCCTCCGGCGTGCGGTGGATGACCACCCCGGCGGGAGTGACGTCGCGGTCCATGCGCCGGCCTCCCCGGTTGCTGTGCAGCTGGCGCGTGAGGGGAGCCCTGCTGTGGGCCTGGGTGCCTCCGTTGGACTCTGTTGCCTGCTGCTTGAGGAGGTCAAAGTCGGTCTTGAGGTCGGTGACGTACTTGAGGATGTCGTCTCCGGTGGCCGTGTCGGGCAGGCCGCACACCCCGGCTATTTTGTTGACGAGGCCCAGCCAGCCCTCGTCGTCCGAGTTGCAGCTGGTTTCGTCCTTTTGGTCGGTGTCGTTGTTGGCGCTGGTTTCGTCTTTCTTTTCCTCTTCTGTGGTGGCAGGAGGGGGATTGTCGTTGTTGGCGTTGATTTCTTGCTGCTTCTTTTCCTCATCTTCGGGGGCGGGATTGCCCTCGGAGTGCAGGATCCGTTGTGTTGCTGTTTTTGTACTCATGGTTGTGGATTGGAGGATGGAGGCGCTGCGGCTGTGGACGACCACGTCGCCCGCGGCGGATTGGAGGATGATGCCCGGCTGGGCCTCGTGGTCCGGGTTGTTGGTGACGGCCAGTCCGGACAGGCGCGTGGGGCTGTAGCCGTTGTGGTAGACGCGTTTGTAGTCGGCCAGCTTGTACTCGGTGCTGAATGCCCAGTACTTGCCCTGGTTGAGGTCGTGGTGGGCATCCTTGACCCAGGAGATGTAGGCGGCCTGGTAGAGGCGGCCGCCGACCCATCCGTAGTCCAGCGCCTTGCACCAGCCCAGGGCCGGGTTGTCGCCGGTGGTGCGCAGATGAAGATGGTCGTTGTTGACCTGGATGCCGTTGCCGCCGTTGACGGACGGGTCGTAGGCTTCGCAGATGGCCTGCAGCGCCGCCTTGTCGATGACCTCGTCCACGTCCCAGCGCCTGGCAGGAGGGATGGAGGTATCGGGCACCGGGAAGGTGTAGGTGCCGGCCGGCTCAATGAGATACCAGCCTGATTGCGGCACCCGGCCAATGGGGTATGGAGCGCAGGCGTCCGGGTCGAATTCCGGGATGCCGCGTGCGATGTATCTGTCTCGGTAGCTGTTCATGCGTTGGATGGGGCTGAATTTGCGTCGTGCAGGGGTCGTGCAGGGCCGGATGTGGTTAGAGACGGGTCAACGGCCGCCGCGCGGCGTCTCCCCTCGTCACGGGCCTCCTGGAGGCGTCGGGCAATCTGGAGTGCCGTGGAGACGATCTCCTCCTCGCCGGGGACCTGCAGCGCATCCTTGAGCCGGGCCTGCTCCTCCGGGGTGAGGGGCAGCAGCTCCAGCGTGACCCGTTCCAGGCGCTCGTCGATGTCCCGGAGGCGGTGGGCGACTACCTCCTCCAGGCGGCGGCGCGCCGGTTCCCAGAGCGTGCTGCTGCGGTGGAGGGCCAGTGTCGTGATGGCGTCTCGTCGGCGGGAGTTAAGCGTGTAAGGCGTCTCCTGGGGACGTTTGACGCCATTCTCCATGGCCCGCTGTTCCGGAGCGTAGCCGGAGGTCCTGATGGCGTAGAGCTCGGAGGAGGAGACTCCGGCGGTCACCTGCCAGCCGGTGCGCTCGCTGACCTCGGCGTCGTCGATATCGTAGCCGGCGGCGCGCAGGGCGGCGGCGTTGGCAATTTCTTTTTCCGGCGTGGTCCTGTCTACGCAGGAGAGCGTAAAATTCACCAGGTGAGGCTGGCCGGGGTGGTACTCGTCAAGCACCCGGTTGACCAGCTGGGCCGTCAGCACGGCGGCAATATGGTCGGCCTCGCCGGCCGCCCAGTCCTTAAAGCCGTCAGCCTGGGCGTTGCCGGCCAGGGTGCCGGAACCGGACTCGGTCATGACTGTGAGCTTACCGGCGGTGGTCAGCATGGCGATCTCCTCGGTGGCTACCTTGTACCTGCGGTCAAACAGGTCGACGCTCGTCTGGGAGACGGGGATGGACTTGATATCGGCGGTATGGTCGAGGACGCCGATGGCGGCGGACATCATCTTGGCCGCCGCCTGAATGTAAAGCTGGCGCAGCTCCTCACTGCAATCCTCCGGAAGCACAAAGAATGCCGGCGGTGTGCCCAGACGCTCCAGGAAGACGTCCCACTGGGCCAGCGTGGTGCTGCGGTTGAGCACCAGCATCTGGGCGGGCATGTCGATGGGCCTGGGATGCAGGCGCAGGATGAGATCGTCCAGAGGCACGGGCAACGGCTCCCCCCGGTAGCGGCTGAACTGGGCGTTCGGGTTGTATCCCCAGGGTCCCCGGTAGCCGTCACGGCACATCAGCCAGTTGTCGACAGGCAGCAGGTGCAGGCCATCGCCGTCGGCGTAGGGCTGCAGGAATTTGTAATGGCGGCGGGATGCCTGGGACAGGGCGGTAATGGCCTCGTCCATGTTGACGATGGCGTTGCAGAGGTCCTGGATGGTGCGCTGCTGGGCCTCGGCCAGCAGGCTGTCCCTGTCGTCCAGGTCCGGCTTGACCGTGACGGACCAGTCGTACTTGCTCAGCGCGTCGTCCCGCTTGGTAATGCAGGTCATCAGCATGGCATCGTACTGCTCCATCTGCTCCCAGATCCACTGCTGCTCGGCATAGGCCCCCAGCTGGCAATCCTGCAGGCAGCGCCGGATGGTATCCACGCTCAGGTAGTCCAGCGGGCACACGCGTTCCAGCTGGCGGCGGCTGTCCTTGTCCAGTTCGGACAGGGATACAGGCCGGAACATGCCCGGCCTGCTGTCCTGGGAGGGAAGCTCCGGCGTTGTAAGCGCCCGCTGTACGCCCTCTGCATGGAGCCTGCGGTGGAGGATGTAGTTGTAAAGTCGCTTGATCATGAGTTACGCTGCTGACAGTAAGTGGTGAACAGGACGGCCTCCGAACAGGGAGCCGTGGGAGCGGCCTCCAAACAGTCCCGCGCCGGCGACGACGCGGCCGGTGCCGGGAGCCGGGAGGTAATGCGTCGCGTGACCGTCGGCCGCGCGCAGAGCCAGAGCCAGGGCCGTGCAGCGGTCGGAGTGTCCCTCTCTGGTGTGCGGGGCCTCGTAGGTATAGTCCGTGCCCCTGAATATCTGCTGCATGGCGTGCAGGTCCTCGCGCACCTCCACGTCGATCGGGATGCGCACACGGGTCGGAGCCTCAAAGGCCTGACGCAAACGCGGGAAGATAAGGCGCTTAAAGGCCGGCGTAAAGGTGCAGAGCTCGATCTTGCCAAACTCGTGACCCTCCGGATGCCAGCGGTGGAATTCCCTGACCAGCACGTCTCCCATGCCGATACCCACGCCCGTGTAGTCGTAGCACACGCGCCGGGCCGCCTTGATGCGATGCCTCAACACCTCCATCTGCTCCGGCACGGACATGTTGCGCAGCACCAGCACCTCGCGGGTGACGAGCACGTCCCCCACCCTCTCCAATGTCCAGCAGACCGTCGGGTCATTGGTGCGTCCAAAGTCGATGCCCAGGCGCAGGTCCAGCTTGCCTCCCAGGTAAACGGCCGGATCGCAGGAGACCGTGGCGCTGGCGGACTCGGCCGTAGAGATCAGGTCATAGGGCAACAGCACGTTGGAGGAATCCAGGAATTCGCACATGTACTCCTGCGCCCAGCCGATGGGGTCGTCCAGAGATTCCCGCAGTTCATCAATGTCGATGGGCAGCCCGTCCTCCACGGCCTTGGCAATCGTCACCACATGGCAGGACCAATGCTGCTTACGTCCCTCCACGGGATGGAGCAGGTTGTCGGAGATGATTTTGTATGTCCTGGCGCCACGCCCGGTCTTGCCGTTGGGGGTAGTAATGAGGCGGACTTTTTTCTCGCCCCCGCGCAGGGGGTTGGTGATGGATGGCAACACGGCTCTCCAGGTGGCGTCCGGGTCTTCAAAAAACGCGAATTCCGTCAGGACGAGATTGGCGCTAAAGCCTCGCACGGTATCCGGCCGGCCGGGCACGGCCAGGATGCGGGAGCCGTTGGCAAACGTGATGGAGCCGGACTTGAGCAGGGTGTTGGGGCCGTCCTGGCGTTCGACCTCCTCGGCGGCCAGGGCAATGGCAAATGCCTCCGCCCACTCCTTGCACTTGGAGAGTGATTCCATCGCCTGGCGTTCGGAGGGGGCCGCGATCATCCAGGTGGTCTTGGCCCGCAGCATCGCATCCCTTACCGCCTCCGCCGCCGTGGAAAAATCCTTGCCGGACTGGCGGGACCAGATGCCGGCCTTAAAGCGGCTCTCGTCCGCCACCCACTTAGCCTGGTAAGGCAGCAGCAGGTCAAGCGGCGTTGTGATCAGAGAGGACATGGTGGAGGGTTGAGAGTGGATAGATATGCGTTAGCATCCAAAGATGGAGCGCATTTTGGCGTCGCGCTCCTCCGGAGTAAGGGTGGACTGGGCGACCTGTCTGGCGGCATCAGCCTGGGCGGCCTTGGCCTCCAGCATCTTGAGACGGCGCTTGTCCTGGTCGAGCTGTTCGGCCTTGAGGATGAGGTTGACCAGGATGCTCAGCGCCTTGGGATCGCAGGACGGGGAGGCGGCCAGGTCCAGGGCGGCGGAGCGGATGGCCCTCATGGTGGCCTCGTCCACTCCATCCACGGAGATCTTGTTGAGTTCCTCGGCCGTCCTGTTCTGCCGGGCCAGACGCGCCGGCAGAATCTGAGAGTGGTAGTACCTGCGGATAGCCTCCTGGCTCAGCTTGACCCCATCCTCAGCCAGGCGCTCCTGGACGTCTTTGTAAGACGCGCCGCTGAACAACATGGCGTCCACGTCATCCTTGATGATGGGGGGCAGCTGGGAGCCGATCACACTGTCTGGTCTGGGCTTGCGGAGCATGGAGGTTAACGGCGGTAAATGATGTAGTTGATGAACCCAATCAATATTAAGGCGGCGATGCTTACGATGGCGTCGGTAATGGTCATATCTGAGCGAGCTGGACGCGGCCGGCGTCGGTAATGGCGTATTTGCGCTCGCCGGTGATCAGGCAGGTGGTGGACGTGATCAGGCGCAGGGATTCCAGCTCCCGGATGGCCAGGTCGATATCGGCGCTGCCGGGTCGCGGAGACAGGGCCAGCGAGACGTCGGCCCGGAGAGCGGTCACCGGCTGGGGATAGCCGATGGGCATCCGGTCAAGGACCTGCAGGACGGTGATCTTGATGTTGGCGCGGGTGGTCATAAGGATTTACGGGTCTTGAGGATGTCAATCATGAGGGTAAGGGTGCCGGACATCTCGTTAAGCTTGACGGTAATGCCATTGAGGCGCTTGTGCATGTCGTCGGTGGTCTTGGCCTGGAGGGCTTTGAGCTCCGCTACCTCCTCGCGGGTGGCGAATTTGTCCTCCAGGTAGACGCGGCGGCGGGAGTCGTCAGACTGCTGGCTGGATTTGCGGCCCCTGGTCACATACCAGGTGGCGGATGATCCGAGGGCGGATCCCAGGATGATGCCTACCGCCTCCGGGGGTATGCCTGCTGCGGCGTCTGCTATCAGGTTGAGCATCATAACTGGAGCAGTTGGGCCAGCGTGGCGGACCCGGTGGTGTAGGCGTGATGGAGGATGGCCGTGGGCAGCTCGCCCAGCTGGACGTGGCCGGGGTCGTAAATGGACTTGAAATCCCCGCCCCATACCAGCCCCAGCTTATGGGCCAGGGCCGCCACGGGCTTGTAGATGGAGTTCGCTCCCTCGCTGGGAGTCCATACGTCCTTGCCGTCGACAAACAGGCAGACGTCCGCCGCAATCCCGAAGTTGTGCATGCTCTGCCCTCCCTTGGCTCTGGTTACTCTGGGCCTCTTTTTGTAGAGACTGTCCTGCTCCGCATACGTGCGGATGCCGCAGATGAGCTTCCAGTCGGCCAGGCCTCGCAGGGCCGTCATCATCTGGCGCACTTTAAGCGCTGCCAGCGGTTGGAGGGTCCAGAGATTATCCTCCGACCTCTTGTCCAACATCCCGTAGCGATCCCGTAGCTGACGGTGGCTCATGGACCATTGGGCGGCAGCCTCACGGGTTAGCGGGCCTGTCAGGCCGTCAAGGCCCCCCCGGTAAAATCCTGCGAATTTCAAGGATCGCTGCCAGGATAACGTGTCGGATTGTAATGCTGCGTAAATCATGATAGCTGACAGTTAAGAATTGCTCACTTGGTGGCGGCTTGTACTACCGGAGCCACAACTACCTCCGGAGCGGCCTGTGACCAGAGCAGCTTGTGCTCCGTGCGGTCCACTACCAGAGAGGAGCCTCCACGGATGACCACCACCTGCCCGTCGCTCAGGCTGACGCTGGCGGCAACAGGGTCTGCTTCCGTGCTGCAGGATCCGCCCAGCAGGAGCATCAAGGCTCCCAGGACGACCATCAGGCGGGAGGTCCCGGATAAGGGTGAGGAGGAGCCGGAGCTGGGGGATATGGACGACGGATCCTGATCAGGATCCTGACTCCGGTCCTCCACGGGGGATGCGGAGCCCTCCACGGCAACAGGCGATGGAGGGAGGGCTCCGGCCGGGTTGGTGGACTGGCCGCTCTGGCCATCCTCTCCGGCAAGCTGGTATTTGCCGCCGCTTATAAACTGCAGCAGGATGTTGACCGCGCCAAGGGCGCTAAAGAATTCAATGGGGTTGCTGTCCAGCCAGGCCCGTACGTCGGGGATGATCAGGGCCAGTAAGGCTGCCAGGTTGGTCCAAAAGTATTTGGACAGGTAAAACGGCGTTTTTCCGATGACGGTATTCCCGGCTCCACCCGGAGCCGGGCTCTCGTCATGCGCACCAGTATTATCAACAGAAAGTGGGTTGTTGTTCATGAGGGCACCTTAGCCCATTTCCGGCAGTCCTCTGTTGCATTTGGCGCATTTGTTGCATTTGGTTCATTTGGCTTGAAAAAAATCGAATGTGTCCTGCATCAGGCGGGCCTGCCGGATGGCACGGCGTTGGATATGCGCCGCCACATCCTCCACCTGGCGGCGGTAGAGCAGCCACTTTCGGCCCGCCGGATTGGGACGCCACGCGATGAGGTGGCCATGCAGCACCATGCGCCGGACCGTCTGCGAGGATACCCCCAGCAGAGCCGCTGCCTGGGTAATGGTACAGAGCGGCCCGGAGGCCCAGTGCTTGAGCGTCTTGTCGTCCATGTCCCGACCTTACCACAATGTTGAGCCTGTCTCTAACGGCTGGCAAAAAAAGCCCCCTGCAGGGATGCTGCAGGGGGCGTGCGGGAAAGGATATTTATCCTAGAACGCTGGGAGCCTTTTCTTTTATTGCTTCATAAATGCGGATTAACACCTTATCGGACATGTTTTCTGCCATAGGTATTTTTATATTTTTCCAAGAGATGACTTCCTTAGAACCATTAATTATTTCCGTTTCATCCTTTTCATCAATCAAAGGTTCCGTGATGATTTCCATCATTTCTTCATCTGATAACTGCGCCAATGATTTTATGTGCAACAGTATCTCTATATCATTATCATGCCATTCCTTTTCCTCTTTAAAATTAGAGAGTATTGCTTCCATGAAACCCAACTTCGTTTTCTCCTCTCCATCAATTTTAATAGTGTACTTGGGCGTATTGTATTCATCTTCAGTAAGTGATATTTTTTTCATTACAAAAATATAAATCACATGAAGGGCTCAGTCAAATGATAAAACGTTATGAAAAAAGACCGCCAGGAATTTCCCTAGCGGTCTTGATATATGTGGATATCGACGAACATTAGGACGGCAGGACCAGACCGAGACGGTCGGTGGCGATGCGGTGGTAGTCGGACGACAGCTCAATGCCCACGGCTGTGTGTCCCTTGTTGCGGGCCGCCACCAGCGTGGTGCCGCTGCCGGCAAACGGGTCCAAAATGCGCGAGCCGGACGGCAGGATGGTCATGAGGTGCTCCATCAGAGGGACCGGCTTGCCCGTCAAGTGGAGCTTATCCTTGGGGCGGATTGGCTCGCGCACCACTCCTGGAGGGCATAGCTTGATGGACTTGTCATATCCTCCATGCGTGGCAGTCAGGACGTACTCGGCCTGGTTGCGGTACAGTCCCATCTGGGGGCGGCAGGACTCGGTCTTGTCCCAGGGGATGATGCCCCTCCACGTCCAGCCGGCAATCTGCAGGGCGTCCGAGGTCAGGGGCAGTTGACGCCAGTCCGTAAATACCATCAGCCAGCCTCCGGGGCGCGTCAGGCGCAGGGCCTGCTCCATCCACCGCACGGACCACATCAGGTGGGTGCGCTGGTCGCGGGTGTCATTGCTAAACGTCGGGTAGTATTTACGGGTGCCGGATTGCTGGTACTTGACGCGTGGGTCTTGTGCCCTGGCAGTGGTAGAGAGGCCGCCGCTGGCGTAGGGCGGATCGGTGATCACGGCATCGTAGGATGCCTCCGGCATCGTCATCATCAGGGACATGCAGTCCCCGTGCAACATGGTATGTGTGTTGGTCATCGGACGCGAGCATAGCTCGCTCAAACGCCTTTCTCTAACGGCACAACAAATTTATTATAAATTTGTTATGTTTGTTAGAGATATGAAATTTATGATCAGTATGTTGCGCTGTGTCATACGTCAATCAAGATCGAGGACGACGTAGGACAACGTAGACATGTCCCTCTCCTCCTCTGGTCCTGTCAGCATCATGTACAACCCCCACAAATGAGCAAACCTGCCACCCATCTTGCATAAACTTATCAAGATAATCTATTTTGCCGTCAGCAAACAAATAGAACCTCTTACATTGATATTCATAATCTTGCTTATATGTTTTGTGGATTTTCTGCTTATTTAGTTCGTGGATGTACTGGATATCAGTTGAGAGAGTACGCAAATAAT